GCGGCTCGGTCGGAGCGGCTTCCGGTGGGAACCCATGCTCTTGCCGCCACCTCGCTTTGTCATCTAGCGTGTGATACGGCACGGCTAGAAGCCAAAAAGGAAGCGGGTGCGAGGGTTGAAGAACTGGCTCGACGCCCCACGCTGGAAGCGGGGCAATTGTCGGGTAAGCGCGTTAGGGTCAACTCCACCCACGAACTGCCCGAAGCGCGGCAGGTTGAATGGGTCAAGTTGGCCCGCTTGCGCTTGCTGGGCAATTTGCGCTAAGAATTGGTCGAACACCTGGTCAAAAAGGTTAGGGAATGTGCGCTTCTGGAAGGGCGACTTTGCAAACGGTATAGCCTGCCCCAAGAACGCCGCTCTCGGCTGGTCCTCAAGAAAGAACCTACCGAAGTCGTTGAAGCCTGCCATTAGAAGGTCATACCCCCAAAGCCCGACCCCGCGCGGCCACCTAGCACTTCCTGTAAGAAGCTCCTAGATGGGTCATCTTCTTGGAATCGAGAGAAGGCCCGATTCAAATATCCCTGTATCGCGTTGGCAAAAAGTCGGCCAGACCTGCCCACAATCGGGTTTGCTATCATGTCAAACACACTCTGGTTTGCGTCCGGACGGTTGAGAATGTCGGCAATTGCCTGCTGTGCTGGATTTCCCTGTTGATTGAAAAGGCCCCCTGCAATGCGAAGGCCCGACCGTATGCCTTCTGGACTGGGAACGCCCATCCCCCCACCACCCCCAAAACCCTCTAAGAATTGGGGCATGGTGAACTGGCCCAGAGTTTCTAGCGGGTTAGCCCCAGTAAACCGGCCTGGGTGTAAGAAGGGCGAGAGAAAAAAACCTTCTTCGGCTGGCGCGCCCAAGAAGGATAGCGCGCGGGAGCTTAGGCTTCCCCCACCCGGCGCACCGCGAGCCTGGAAGAACTGCCTAAACGCTTGCTCTGGCGCTTCTTGCAGTGATAACCCATAAAACTGGCGGAGCAATTTGCCCACATCCGTCTCCTTGACATCGCGCGGGCCACTCTGTATCACACTGGTTGGTGCGGCAACCCCAGTGGGGGAGGGTTGCGGCGTGGCTGTTCCCACGCCCGGTTGGGGCGCGAGAGCCTGTTGGCCACGCGCGGCAAAGGCCGCTTTCTGCTGCAAGCCCTGGTCGATGAACTGCTGCGTGGACGCGCTGGTGAGCCCGATTGCCGCCATACGCGCTCGCGCCTCCGCCTCCGTAATCAGCCCATTCGCAAGCCCATAAACCACATCCGAGACCTTCTCCAGCATGGACTGGGTGATTTGCTGGCCGGAATTGGTCGATATGATGTTGTCCACCCCACTATCCCCCTGAAAACCTACACCGGGGGAGGCCGGGTCGGAAAATCCAGGCGCAGCCATATCCACATAATCTGCAAATGATGCCATTTATCCCCTCCTTGTCAAGCCCGCGTTCCCTTCAAGTCCTGTGGGCGCGTTGGGCGCCCGCCCCGGCGAGCCCCGCTGCGCCATGAACGAGAGGACGCTTGCGGGAAGTCCGCCTTGTCCTTGCGAACCGCCAGGCGCCCCCCCTGGGGCTTGCCCACCCACATTTCCACCCATACTTGATAATACCATGAACTTGAAGTATTCGTCAAGGTATATTTTGGCCGTCTCCGTTTCTCCCCGCTCCGCGGACGCCTTTGCCAGCGCCAGCGACATTGCAGCGGGGTGGGCGCGCTCGGCGAGTTGCTCTTTCAACATGGAATCAATGAGCGCGGTATCGGGCAAGTGCAGGAAGTTCTCCCACAGCCATCTATCCGGCAAGAAGGGCAAGTCGCCCGCCCTCGCGCTCTGTGCGGCAGTAAGGCGAGCCACGTCGTCCTGGGGCAGTTGCGCTACCAGTTCTACTTTCAATGGCGGCAAGTTGGCAATCAAGTCAGGCGTGACTGTTACCTGCATGTAGTCCTTGTTCCGCCCAAGCCCGCGCACTGTAACCGGGTTAAAGCGCCCACTTACAAATTGGTCAACCCACAATTCCGCTATCCCCTTTATAGCCAACCCCACCGCTTGGGTTTGCGGCCCAAGCACAGTTAATATCTGCTGGTTTAGCTGGGTGATGGCATAGCCGGATAGCGCAAACGACAATTCGCCATAGGTTGAATATGGCAACCCCCCACGCTGTAACATGGCAGTTACCGTGGATAATAGCTGGAGCGCGTCCTTGGTCGTCTCGGGTGGGGGCACGGACTGGTACTTATCTTCCCGCCCTAGATATTGCACGCCACTCTTTACGCTCGGATGTTCCTCAAGCTCTGTGTCTTCCTCGTCCGTAAACACCAGCCCGCCCGGTTCGCGCGCCTTCGCCATGAGTTCTAGCGTGACCGAGAGCACCTCGTTCAAGTGGTTGTAGAGCGGGCGGTTCGTGGCGAAAATGGACTCACCGTAGTCGTCCACGCTCTCTGGCACTCCCGTCTGGCTCATAGCGCCAGTGGGGGACCAGATGTTAGGCTGTAATGGGACTGGCACGATTACGACGGGCACCCGCGGCGAGCCGTGCTCCGTCCAGGGCTTAAGCATGACACCCGGCGTCATCACCCCGTTCTGGGTGGGCGAGAACATATTGTACACCACCACAAGCTCGTCCTCATCACGGAAGGTCAATTCCGCGCCTGGGTACTCAGACAGCACTTGCGCCACAGGCCGGGAAGTGCGGTTGCACGCCCACAGCAACCCCTTCGCCCCAACTTGCCAGTACACATTGCGCGGGTCCCACGGCCTTGCAAGACCGACGGTAGTGCCATCCGGCTGGTTCGCCAGTAGCGCGAGCACGCTTATCCAACCTCGATTGGGCGCGAACCAGGCAAGTTGATTTCGCAATGGTATTTCGATGAGCGACGCTAATAGGTCGTCCGCCTGGTCTAGCAGGCCAAGCACAAAGCGTTCCTTGATGTCATAACGACCGCGCTCCGCGCGCTGCGCGTGCCCATAGGGGACTTGCAACAAAAGCTGCGCGCCCGACAGAAAGGCCACTATCTTACGCGCCAGCGCCCCCGCCTCATTGCTCGTAAAGCTCTTGAAGTCGGTGCCAGCATCGCCGCCATCCGCGTCGGTGTTCGTATTGTACGGGTCGCCGCGCTGCAATTTGTAGTCAGAGTCCATGCGGGCTCTCCGGCGGCTGGTGGCTTGGTCCTCGCGCTCAACCAGTCGTACGACCTCGTCTATTGTGTATGTCTCTGGCATTACTCTCCCCCTCGCATACCACGCTTCCGCTTACCCTCACGCCTGCCAAAGAATTGTGCGCGCGGGCGCTTGCGCGGGCCAGCGCCGAGAGCGTGTGAAAAGTTATGCACCAGCCCTCTGCCTAGTGCTTGAATCCCGTGGTCCCACTTCGGCTCGGGCTCATCCCCAATCTGATTGCCCGACGCGTCGGTGCGCCATCTATAAATGTGCTCTTGATGGTCGAACGGGTTGGGCATCATGCCGAACTCACTCAATATCCCCTTGCACTTGGGGTTTATGATTAGCTTGGGCGCGCCCGACGCACTTGGTATTAGGAATGTTTTGATGCGCTCTATACGCGGCAGCAAGCGCACGCGCACATTTCTTGCCACCTTTCCAGTGAACTTTTGCCAAATCTCCCGGCTGGAAGTGGTGGAATGGTGTTGGGTAGAGTAGTGTGGGTCGTCCACGTGCACCTCAAAATCCTTGTACCACGCCTGGTGCCGCACTATGTCCTTGATAATTTCTTCCGTGGTTTGCCCGCGCACGTAGATTTCATCGACTAGCCGCACCTGACCCTCCACAATCTGCACCACCTCCACCGCGTGCGCGCTCTCCGTGCCATAGCCTGGGTCCTCCCACAATTGCACCTGCAATCCCGGCTCATAGGCCACATTGCCTACATGGAAGTCAGGGCGGAACTCTGGGAACACCACGCCCGTGGGTAAGCAGGGCTCGCCCTCATACCGCTCTTTGTACTGCGTGTCGGTCATCTCCCCACGTATTCGCACGAGCTTGGGGTCATCATCCCCGCCTGGAAACATGTAATAATTGCTCGCCGATTTCAGGCGGAACCACGCTTTATCCGGTCCGGCATTGCCCCACGCCTTCCCCAGCACGGTAAACCACCCCCAGCTAGTCTCTATCGTGCCAGTCGCCATCAACCACGCCCCGCCCGGCGCTGTGCGCTCCATGCATCGCTCGAAGCCCGCCAAATCCAACTGCCCGGCCTCACAAATGACGATTCCGCTTGGCGCTTCCTTGCGGAGAGTGCGAAAATCCTTGGCGGACTTCGTTTTTATCTGCGCTAGCACTAATTGCCGCCCGGTGCCACCCATAACTTCGAGCATCCCGGGGTTTATCTTCTTCACTTGCCGCTTGAGCAGGCCGAGGGCCTGAAAATCGTTCTGCAAGTAGTGGAATTCGCGCTCTGTGGCGTCATAATCCGACCCGACCAGCCAATAAATGATGGGTAGTACGTCCGTAAGTGGCAATCTCTGCGCCTCCGCGCGCGCGAGCGCCTTTTTCAGGTCTGGTATGAACTCCTTAAGCACCTTTTTCGCCCCAATCGTGCTTTTGCCGACCTGAATTCCGCCTGTAACCGCGATTAGCGTGGCCGGGGACAGCAAAACGACCTGCTGGGGGGGCGTTGGCGTGTACCCCACAGTGCGAAAAAGGGCGCGCGTGCGCTCCCCAAATGGGCTGAGAAGGGTGTCTTGTGTATTATTCATGCAAAAACGGCCTATCCGGGTTCAATAGGGGGTCGTCGGGGAACGTGAATAAATCTGGTATCCCGTCTCCAACGCGGGACGTACTTCGGCCAAAACGCTTAAACCCAAGCCGTTCCGCAGTTGGTAGCCACTCAAAGAGCTCTGGTTCGGCGCCCAAAAATTGGAGAAGTGGTCGTCCTGATTTTTTCTCCACTACAAGCCTCATTTTTGGGGCATCTTCATAATTCCTCGCAAATGCTGGCCGGACTTGTTCATCAAGAAACCTTTGGTGAGTTTGTAATTCTCCCCCAAGCCCACGCGGGCCTCTTCCTTCGGGAAGCGCGGTTCCCGCATAAGTAAACCCGCGCCGTACATCCGCAAGTTCTGACACATCCTTTATGCTAACTCGTTTGTTTTCAGCCAGGCGCAAAGCCTGCTTCGCCGACCGCGCGCCCAAGTTCAAAAATGGGTACAGGCTAGGCATTAGCGCGCCCCCAGGATGCCGAGGACATCCAAGGCATCTTCCATGACCGCGCCATCACGCACGGGCGTTTCGTCCTTCATCCCCATGAGCGCGTCGATGATTTTCTTGGCCTCATCCTGCGATACGCCCAGCTTGTAGCCGTACTTTTGTGGCAGCAGGCCGCGCAGGGCGAACATGAGCAGGTTGGGGTAGCGCAATATCTTGTCGTACTTCGTCTCATCCTGGGTGGCCCAGTTGAGGACATTGAACATGCGCGCTTCCAAGTTTTTAGCGCGTGCCCCCTCCGCCGATTGCACGCGCGCGGCAAACTCCTCATCTTCTTGCAGCCAGCGGTAGAGCGTGGCGCGCGAAATGCCCGCCTTCTCGCACGCTTCCTTGTCTGTTACAGACTCCTCGAACGAGGCGAGAAATGCGTCCTTGCGCGCCAGCACGTCCTCCGGCGATTTGCCAGTTGGCCTACTCATAGTCCCACACTACCCCAGGTCTCTCCCACGACCACGCCTTTCCACACCATCTGCATCGCATTGGCACGTACTGGGACACCCCAGTCTGACTATTCCCCACGCCCCAACCAACGTAGAAGTGACTCTGGCTGCCTCTAGCTTTCTGACAAATTTCACTGGTCAAGGAACGGCCTCCGCAATCGAATTTGCTGTGTGTTACCTTGGAGGACACTAGGTAGATTCTCACCCGCTCTCATACGCGCGAGCGCGGAGGATTCGTGTGCTCCGCCCGTGCGCCCGCCTAACACCGTGTGAATATTCGGTAGTGCGTCTCGAATCTCCGCAATAACTGCCCGCACAACCTCAATAGGGACTTGGGGTTGGCCGGAGGCGTGTAAGAGTTGAGCGTCAGGGCGGTTGGGGTCTGTATATTTGATTGAGGTTAACCCAACCCCCGGCCTCCCAACCGATTCCCTAATCCTTATCTGTCTAGTGTCCCCGGCTGGCCCTAGTATGTCAAATAGGTGAAGCGATGTCTTGGCTCCCAGAATAGTCTCAGGTGTTTGGGTGTAGGTAATTTTGAAGCCCGCTGGTAGCTCACGCGCTTCCCCCACCCCCAGTGGCGTCCTTGGGATTTCCATTCCCCCCGCTATCTCCGGCGGGTTTATAGGCCGCAAGAACCCACCCGGCGGGATGCCGGGCTCTAGCGCACCAGGCAGGCGCACCCGACCGGCCTGAAATTCCTGCTCTCGCGTGAGCACGCTGGGGCGCGGCATAGTGGGCATTGCGCTTGGGCCGGGGAAGTCGCCCCCGCGCAATCCCACATTCTCCCTTGCTAGAAAGGGGTGAGCACTGGCCTCCCGGCGAGCGCGAGCGGCGCGTAGCATTGCGTCGAGTGCGGGGCGCAGGAATGGGTTGGGGTTGGGCATGGCGTTACCTCCACTTCTCATTCTAGCACGCAAGCGCGCGAGCCGTCAAGCAGGCTTGCGTGGGTGTGGTATAATGGATATGGAGAAGGAGGAAACACAGAACGCATGGGGCTGGATAACATTAGTGTAAGGGCCAAGAAAACGATAGAGGCGGCGCTCGTTTTTTCCCGCGAAATGCCCGAAGGAACGCCCATTCCGACAGACGAGGATTGTCTAAGATTCACTGCCTGGCACTCACGGGGCGAATCATACAACCCACTTACTCCAGGACTCGCACGCCTGGTTAGCGGATTCAAAAACATAGGATTGTGCCTGGGAAAAGTGACAAGCCCCGATAGTTGGGCTTACGGGTTCAAGCACGGGTTGCTTTTTCTATCTGACTTCATAGTCGAGGAAGCGCCTGAAATTGAAATGGAGATGGCCCTAGCGTGCTACCGTAAGACTATGGGGAGCGTTCCTGCATGTTACGGGGTGGGACCGCGTCTTACACTCCCACCGTGGTGGGGGCAGAGCGGCGCCGCTTGACAAGCGCGCGCGGCGAGTGTACAATGGGGTTGAGGGACGCGGGCGCACGCCCCCGTACTTCCCGCGTGCGCGCCGGTATAGCTCAGTGGCAGAGCAGCGGTTTTGTAAACCGCAGGGCGGGCGTTCGAGTCGCTCTACCGGCTCTCCCGCGAACCCCCGACTTTTCAGCTTTCGGTTTGTACGCGCTAGGGCTCACTCCCACACCACCCACCCAATAAGTC